CTACCGACAGCTTGAGCAAATGATGTTAATTTTTCAGTATTTAAAGTCATAATTTTTCCTCTCTAAATTTTTGCAAGATTGTATAGTACTGTTAGGTCTGGCAGCTCTTCCGTTTGTGATCCGTTTGGATGTTCAGCGATATACTTGTCAATTTCAGTTTTAACATCATTTTTAACAAGTGATAGGACTTCTTCGCTTGTGAAATCGTCCGCTGAACGAGTGATATCCAAACGTGTTGAGCGATCGCTTGGAAAAATATACCCATCACAAACGACTTCAACGAGATATGATCCAATCGGCAATGCCTTTTCGATTTTAAAAGTAACTTTTGATTTCTCTACTGTACTCTCAAATGTAGCCTTTCCTTTTTGATTAAAGATCCTGATTGTAGCATTTTTGCCATTTAAATCACTGATTGGATGCATATTTTCATCCAACAACTCATACCCAAAAAGAGAGGCAGAGTCGCCTTGCTTGACGATTGCCCCTCCTTCAAATTGCTTTAGATTTGTTGAATTAATACTCATAATTCATCTCCTTTTAAGCGAATGAACCAAAGCTATTAATTCTACGTCCGTTTTCAGATTGTCCGACTGCGACATATCTGCGATTACCAGATCCTGCGATGTATGTGATCCAGATATAACCATCATTATCAATCCATCCGTCATAATTGATAGCTTGACCTGCTGTGTATACTGCCACAATCTCGCCAGAGAGGCCTGCAGAAGCCCGTACATTGAGCGCAGATACTTCGACTGTAAATGTACCAGTCTCCTCGTTAAATTCGCTAGAATCTACTGTAAGAGGCTCTGACGGTTCGATAGATGCCACTTGTGCTGGTTGTCCGTCTACAGGGAAGTAAAACCAGCCTACGATACCGTTAAAGTCACGGGTGTTATATCGTGCTGGGCCACCAACGTACAGAGCATCTTCATTACCGTCAATATTCTGCTCAATGGTGCGCATGGTATATCCATCTGAATCTTCGATCACAATACCAGTATGCCCATAGCTGTGGCCATAGATGTATGTTGTATCCATAACGAATACTGCCCCAGCCCGTGGCTTGCTATCAAGATTTCCCTCTTGGTTATATTCCACCTCATAACCTAAATCACGAGCAGAATTGAGTAGATCAATAGCATTGCCCCAGAGAGTTTTGCCGAAAAAGTAAGTAGAGATTGCATTCGGTAGTGCAGCGCATTGCATCCCCCATTGGCTCATAGATACACCGGTACCAGCATCTGCTAACCCTTCTGCATATCCCAAAATATCATTTAAAGTAGCCATTTATTGCTCCTTTCTAAAGTCAAAAGCCACCACCCAGAAAAAGGCAGTGGCTAGTAAAAAGATTGTTACTTTAAGAATTAGCTTCTTAATCAGCGTTTGGCTCATCGTAGTCAAGCGCTCGTGTGCTATCGCTCAATCCTGATGTTGTAGGGTCGTTAACAATCCCTACAAGAACAAGAAAGGCAAATAGTACATTGATAAATACAAGGACTTTATCAATCGTTTGGCCAAACTCCAATTTGATGCCAAAAATGTCAGCAAAAGCTTGGAATAGCAAGGCCAAGGCTGGCACAAGAGCAAGCCAAAAGTTTTTATTTTTCAAACGTACATTCCAGTTGATTTTCATAGTGTTACCTCTTAATTATTTTTTGTTTTGAATTAATGCTTTAAGTTCCTTCATATCCTCGCTCAAGGCTTTGACCTGCTCTGCGAGGATCAATAGAGACTTATTCTGTTCATCGTGGTTATCAAGTCGTCTAACTGCTGTCAGACGAAAATCACGCATGTTTTCAATGTCTTTTTCGATCACGACCATGCGTTTTTCTTGTGCCACGACACTTCCTTTAAAATTACCGTAAATTCCAAGTAAGATCCCGACAAATCCGACCATCATCGAGATATCTTCTGGTGTAAAGTGGATCATAGATCACGCCCCTTTCTAATTAAAGTACTGGTTGTGGTGTAGCTGTGGCCACTGGTTGTGCTTCAAGATCTCCACTTGGTTGTGCTGGCTTGTTTTCCTTCTCTTCTTTTGGTTTCGTCCACTTCCAAATGCCAATTTTACCATTTTGGTAAAGGCTGTTTAATTGATCCAAGGTTTCGCCTTGGTAAGTAAATGGCTCATTTACTTGGATCATGATGCGTTTACCTTCTCCAAATGCTTCGGTGTGGTTTGGATCTTCAATGGTAAAGATTTCTTGTGGTTGATAAGTCTTACCGGTTTCTCCAAGGTCCACAAGTTCAAGACCACGCTTAAATACAGTTGGGTCGAGTGGGTTGTCAACATCGGTCACACGGGCCAAAACGTTCCATTCTGCCACTTCTTTGATCTTCTGGATTTGGTTCGCTTTTTCTTCGTTATCCTTGGTGAGGGCTTGAATCTTAGCAATAGCATCATTGTTAGCTTCGACAGATTTGTCTAACTCTTTCTTGATTGCCACGACTGCGCCAGATGTGTCAAGTTCCATGCGGACAATATTCAATACTGCTTCGACCAGTGTCGCATCGTCTTCGGTCATGCGGTTGGTTGGCAAAATTTCCTCAAATACTCGATAAGGAAAGTCTTGCTTGATTGCTACCTTGGTGGCGTTAGCTACTGCATCGTATGATTTAAATTGTACTTTGTAATCCATTATTTAGTTACCTCGTTTTTGTTTTTGATTTCTTCAAACAGGTCCTTCAAATCTTTGTCAGATTCAAGGACAGAGCGATAGCTTTCAACTTCCTGAGCAAGTTGCGCTACAAGTTGCTGTGACTCGGTGAGACGAACCTTAAATTCAGCCTCATCGATCGACTTACTAGCCAATTGATTAGCTAGATCTGTGATGATTGCTACGTATGTATTTTCGTTCATTTAATTACTCCATTATTTAATATGATCCCGTTTGTATCCAAAATCATTGACCATTTGTGTTATTTTTGCATGCATTGCACCAGTCGTAGAAATTTGTCCATTTAAATGCTCGAATAACTTCCACAAAGCAGCCACGCTTTCGTCTAGACGGATAAATTCCGTTGGTACGTCCGTATCTGATTTTGTTTTCTTTGGAATAACAAAATGCCTACACCAAATTTCTGAGTTTTTATTCCAAATACCCGGTGTTAGTGTTTGAGTTACTACGCTAAAATTCCAACCTTCGTCAGACGAAGCATGACGCATGTTGTTATAGTCTCCATACTGAAAAACTTTATCAACACTATTGTTCGAGTTGTTATCTATTACGATCCCAGAGAATGATACGGAATTCCAATTTTTTGAGCCATTCCGATTGCTACCAATGATTGTTTTGGAATGTTTTTGTCCGTTTTCAATAGAAGACTCGTAACGTATGAATTGGGTTGGATATCCAGCGTCTTCTCTTGATATCGAAGCTGTGTTGTTCGTCATTCTTAATTGATTTTTTACCAAATCAAAAGTTAGTGATCCATCAGAAGAGGCTATTCTATCACCAGTAAAACGATTTGAAGCGATGTCAATAGAGTTTAATTGAGTAATGAATGCCTTCTGTGAAGTCAACTCTCTGATGAATGCTTGATTTGATACAAGCTTGTTAATCATTGCGGAGTCCACCAGTAACTTATCCGCTGTTACTGCATTACTAGCAAGGATCTGAGTGGTTACTGATCCAGATTCCATGTGTCCTGTTCGAACGCTCTGAGAAGCGAGATGCCGGCTTGTGATGGATCCATCAACTACCATTTCACCTTTCACTTTGATCAATTGTGCGATCAAAGCAATGGATTCCGGCTCTTGTACCATTAGGGAACTAATTGTTCTCCCGTTGATGCTTTTTCCAGTGCCAAAAGAAATTTGCCCAGGGGTGATCTGGATATCCGTTTTTTTCAGCATGTCACCCATTTGATTGGTGATTGTCGTAAATTGTCCATCCACTGTCTGCTTGTACTCAGCAAGCTTGGCTTCAATCGCAGATGAACCGTTATCTGTTGGCGGTTGGTAAGCTCTCTTGATAGATCCTTCATACACATCAATGTCACCAAAATAGAGACTTGCTGTCTGTCCATTTGATGATCCATTGTTGTCAAATCTCAAAAATGCTTCATCATAGTCTTCTGTGTTGACCGTGAAATAGTAGCGTGTGATGCTATCTTGTGTTACAGTGATCTTGTCGGCAAGTGTGAATACTTTTGAGAAGGTTCCTGTCTCGCCTTTTTTCCTTGCCAAAAGGTAGAATGTAGCAGATTTAAGATTGTCTGATCCAATCGCATCAAATGAAACAGTGTAAGTTGTATTTCTTTTGATGTTGAAGCGCTGGGATGCTGCAACTTTTTCACTACCTGTTGAATTATCAAGTTTAAAGAGTTTTCTGGATTCGTTGTAGTAGATTGGAATGGTTGAAACCGTTACTATTGGAATCAATCCTGGGTCATAATACCCCCAACCTTCGACATTTTGGGGATTACCACTGTTTCTTAGCAGGTTCTCTCCTGCTTGCACAATTTCATCGAATCTTCTTGTGATTCCAGCTACATCTTCCGTATATTGAGACTTGGCAACATATCCTTGTTCTAAAATCTGTCTGGTTGCTTTTACAGCGTCCACAGCAGCTTTCTCAGAGTATGTCAGCATGCGTTGCTCAAGTTCACCGCTTGGACCAGTCTTGGTCTCTAATTTAGTTAATTGAGTGGATAGGCCTTCAACTGTCTTCTCAAAAGTTGCCTGTGCTTGCTCTACCAGATAATTTTGATCTTCTGGGGCAGGTTGCCACAAGCGTTCATTGCTTCCTTCATAGAAATCAAGCTCGGTCATAAAAAGACCACCCCACCGGTTCGGGTCATTTCTTAAATACTCAAATTGTAAGTAACCATCATCAAATTCGCCTACGTTAAAATTAAAGGATTTCTTAACGGCTTTGTTATTGTTTAAAATAGGACTACCGGACCCCTCAAAAATGACTTGCTTTTCTTCAAAATCCGCTGTACTTCCCTTTTTACGCTTACAAAAATAAATTTTGAAGCTTTTAGAATTAGCGTCAAAGCCAAGCATATTTAACATATAATTGGCGCCACGTTTGACGATAAAACGCGGACTTTTTACGACTGCACCGGGACGTAGTTCAAACATTCGCTTTTGACCGTTGAAGTAATAAACATGATTAGTAAAACCTAATAAGCCGTTAGCTTCAGTCCAATATTTCAGCCCCTCATCTGCTCTGGAATTTCGGAGCATGTTAGGTCCACCACCAACACCAATTGAAGTGAATTCTTCTCTGATGCCATTCACTGTCTGTTCAACAAATGACCTATCAGCCTTGCCATTGGCCACATTAGTGAGGTCAGAGATGGCTTTTTCTGTTGTCTGTTCAAAGCGTGATTGTGCGCCTTGGACTCCGGCAAATTGGCTTTGTGTCTGAGCTTTGAAATCATTGATCAATTTCTGGATATCAGCATCACTGGTCTTTAATTTGTCAGTAGTAGCTTGCAAACCTTCCATTTTGACAGTGATGTCGCCATATGTTGCATTGAACTCTTGTGTAATTTCGTTCTTTGCTTTTTGACTTGCAGCTTTAACCGTTTCATCAACTTTGGCATCAACTTCTTGCTTTACTTTTTCAGCCTTATTTTTGGCATCTTCAATGCCATTGTCCATATCGAGACGCATCACACGCATTTTTTCAGCGATTTCTGCGTTCTTGTTATCAATCATTTCTTGGACTTTTCGATTATAGGCCTCTTGTTCTTCTGATAGCTCTCTGACAGCTTCCTTGATGGCATTTAGCGAGCTACTTTGCGACTGACTTTTCAAAGTTTCATAATCACCGAGTTCAACTTCTGACTGGTCAAAATTGAGTTTGTCAATCGTAATCGAAAAGATACGGGCTTCAAAAGACAACTTTGCAGAATCCTTGACGATCGCAACACGATCTCCAAGCCAAATGTCATCCCGTAGATCCAAGATGCTTGCCTTGTATTTACGAATGGGATTATTGAGCCTTAAGAGTTCTTGATATGTCGCTTGAAGTAGGACTTCTTTGTCCTCAATTTCTTCATCGACAAATACACCCCAGCGATGTTTTAGCTCGCCGTTCTGATAAAGGCCTTTATTTTCAATGTCGTCATTCAAAACGATGTAATTTTGACCAGCAGGCTTATCGATAGGCTTGCCACTTGCTTTTGTCCAGACGATGTCAGTAAATTCGATTCTTCGACCGTATCCACCAGTTGCGTTGCCTTCTGAATCTGTTGATTCTTCACCTTTACCACGACCAATAAGAGCAGTGACAACATTGTCAGAATCCTCTTCCATCGTGACTTCAAGAGCATTGTTTCCGTACTCAAATTGAACACCAGAATATGAACCCTGCCGATGATACAGATCAATGTAACGGTTGATGATCTTATTTTCCACAAACTCATATCGCACACGAAATTCGCAATTAAAAGCCTCGATAATCTTCACGAGAGCTTCACGAGGGCTGATATAGTAAAAGTTGGTTTTATTTACTTTGGTAAGACCTTCTCTTTCGCCTAATTGATAGCCTGTACCTTCTAATGCTACGTTCAGGGCTTGGTCAGCAGTAACGCTTTGTAGTCGCTTATCTTTGATTATTCGAACTGTACGCAGGTCGCTCTCTGCACGATCGAGACCTTTGACAACATAATTGTCATTCATAGTCACTTCGTAGGCTTTAAATACCCCGAATTGACGACCTCGCACGAAGAAACCAAAGAATCGCATCTGTTCGATGATTTCTTTGTCGATTGCCTCAATAGGAAGTTCAAACTCTGCAGCATCGAACGTGTTAATCTCGATTTTATGAGTAAATTCGATTAGATCTTGTTCTTTGATGATGTGGATCAATTCTTCTTTATTATTAAATAAATAAATCATTGATACACCTCACTATATTCAATCGTCAACTGACTTGATGGGGTCAATCTTAATGTATTAGCCCCTTTTTGCAAAGAGAAAAATCGGCTGTTCACCATGTCGAAATTTTTAAGCTCATTTCTGCCATTTAGCTTGATCGTGCGTTCCTTCATGTCAATTTCAATGCGATTTCCTTGTATATATGTACCTTTTAAACGAATATACTTCTGCTGTTCGACATGTAGAAGATTGATTTCATTCACGTTCACACCAACAGTAAAAGAAATTTTAGGAAACGTTTCTTTGCTTCCTGCATAATTGACCTGATTGCCAGTTACAGTCTTTTTGTTCGTGAGTTTCTTTGGATCGTAACAGATCATTTTTAATTTAATGATTTGTTGGTTGCTTTCTTCGTCTGGAATATCTGCAGATTCAAACTGCGCCTTGTAGATTCGATCTGGTTCATCGCCAAAAATCAAATCGCTTGGCTCATTCGTATCTAGCAGTTCATTCAGTTTTTCAAATTGCAATCGAAAAGCTGAATTATTGATTCCAGAGATTAAAGCAGTGATCTCAATTTCACGCTCTTTGTAAGACTTGCGTCTGAAAACCTTGCCATCACGACCAGTCACATCTACTGTCTGATGTTCTTGATCTACGACACCACGGCCAGAAATCATGACAGTCTGAAATGCTCCATTTGCGTTCGTCAGTTCACGTTCTAGCGTCTTACCGTTGAATGTCGTCTGGATACCCATTTCATAGCTTTTTAAAATCTCGTTTGTATCTGTGAAATTATACATTTTTCCCCTTTTCTTCATTTTTATAAAAAGGCAAAGCCCTCATTTTACAGAGGACTTGTCTTTAATCTGATTCGTTCTCTCTTACCTTGTGCGGTTGTGATATCCTCTACAAATGCAGAGAAGGCACGACCACCCAATTCAAGAGTTAATTGCATTGGTTTATTTTGGCTGTCGGCTTCTTTGATCTCGTGATTAATTACACCGTTGTAATCAAATCCAGAGCCAAGAGGATTGCTTGCAGTGTATTGTGATGCATCATCAATCAAATTCTCCATTGATTTTGATACTTCCGATGCGTTGCGGTCAATACCATCAGCCACACCAAGAGCCAAGAATTTACCGACATTATCACGGAACAGCCGTGATGGACTGTGGATTTTGGCTTTCGCTTGCGCAGCACGTTCTGCTTGTGCAACGAGTGCATTTGCTGCAGCAGTTACTGCACCGAGAGCAGAATACATACCTTGCGCCAAACCATGACCAATCATGCTACCGACTGAACGCATTGTCCCAACTGCAGCCATTCCGACTGCTTGTATAGCGTGCATCATTGAGTGCATCGCACTTCTAGCACTTCCGACACCATTTCTAATACCGTTAGTGATATTTTGTGAAATCTGTTGGCCAGTTCGCTGTGCAATTTGGGCCATTTGCATACCGCTGGTAGTCATCGTCATGGTCATGCGCATCATTCCTGACTGGATAGCCATACTTGCTTGCATCATTGCCATTGTGATTGTCATGGTCATACGTTGAAATGATGCTGAGATGGTTGCTACAATGTTGTTCAACATCGCTTGCATCATAGAGCTGACAGAAGTCATGGACGTTCTGATTGATGCCCCCATTTGCGTCATTGCTTGTGTGACAGAGATGTTCATGGTTGTCATAGACATTCTGACACTAGTTGCAACATTATTCATCGATGTAGACACAACTGTACCCATGCTTGCAAAACCTGCAGTAAGGGCAGATCTAGCTTGCTGAACTCCAGCATTAACAGCAGTGACCACTTGTGACATAGCTGTACGCATAGCATTACCAAGTTGTGAGAACCCAGACGCAGATTGTACCATTGATGTACCAAGTTGCGCTATAGTCGTTTGAACTGTACGGATACTACTTCCGAGGCTTGTTAATACTGAGATAAAGGATGTGATCGATTGAATGATATACGTGAATCCAGATTGTACACTGGTAATCATTGTGTTAAATCCACTCAATGACGATGTAGCATTTATGATGGCAGATCCGAATGATGCAAACTGACTGTTTAGCATTGTAAACATCACTGCAGATCGAGTTACTGCAGATGCCATTTGCTGGAATCCTGTACCAAACGAACGGATGCCACTTGACGATGCTGTTGCAGCAGGGCCAATTGTAGTCATTGCTGTCGCAACTTTTGGCAGACCATTCGCAAGTGGATTGACTGCAGAGGCTGCAGAACGCATACCAGATGCCATCTGTGTGAAGATAGATCCTACATTGCGACTACCGATCTTGTACATAACCGTGTCTAATTTATCCAAATCGGCACGAAATCCATTCAAGTTACCACCAGCAGAAGCAGCACCAAGTCCGAGAACCGCTGTGGCAACCGCACCGATACCAGCGGCTGCTTGTAGACCGTGGTCTCCTGCGAGTTTCACACCTTGTCCAAATCGTTTAAATCCTTCACCAGCGTCTTTAATAGCTCCACCAATCGACTTGATGACACCAGAGACACCGTCCAAAATGCTTTTAACAGCTTGGCCAAATGATTTAATGACATTAGATGCGCCTTTAAATACAGTGTTAACCACATTACCAAATTCTCGAAGAATTGGAGTAACAGGACTCAATGCAGTCTTGATTGCGTTACCTACACTTGTAAATAGATTCGCAATGCTGTTTATAATTGGTGCAATCTGTCCGACGATCGAAGCAAATGCTTGTGCAATAGAAGATACTGCTTGACCGACCGCTTGCGCAATCTGTGCGACTGCTGGCATAACTGGTTGTAGCACTTGGACAATTCGCACTACTGCATCCGCAATGATCTGCGCTGTAGTCGTGAATACCTTGCCTAAAACTTCCACAAGTGGAGTTACCGCTTGTAGAACTGGTGGCAAGTTCGTCATGATAATTTCAGCAACTTTGATGATTACATTTCCGATAGTTTCTACAATCGGAGCAAGTGCTGTCACGATTTGAGAAATACCAGAAGCGATTTGTTGGACCGCAGAGCCAACTGCTTGGATAATAGCGCTGAATGATGTACCAAACGCATTGACTAATACAGCCAATTGAGGGGCAACACCACCTACAGCAGTAATGATTTCTGCAATCGCAGAACCAACGGCCTTAATAACTGGAACAAACGCTTGAATTGCAGGAGCTACTGTTACAATAGCTTGAGCAAATGCACCGATGATCGCAGTTGCTACAGTGGCAAACGCTTGACCAATAGATTGAACCACGCTACCGATTCCTTGCAAGATTTGAGCGATTCCAGCGCCTTGCATACCAGCAAGTGCCATTGCAGCACCAACTGCTACGATAGCAACAGATAATGCGAGGATATTTGCTGGGTTAGCTATTGCCAACGCTTGTCCAATTCCTCTAAATGCGGTAGCAAGACCAGAGCCGATACCTTTTGCAGCAATCGCAACACCAGTCAACGCAGACTTGATGCCCTCACCTAAACCTGTGAAGATTTGTTTGATGACTCCGTCTGATTGTCTAAATGCGTTTTCTACTCCTTTTGATTCAGTAGTAGCTTTAGCACCCAATCCCTTGAATGGGTTGAGTTTAGACAGTAATCCCATTGACTGTTGACCGTTAGATGCAAATGCTGCGAATGGATTCTTTTTCAGAACCATAAACAACCCACCGATAGCTAGACCAGCACCACTAATTGCACCGAGAAGACCGCCAGCATTTGGAACCCCGCTGAACATCTTCTTAATGCCGTCAACGACTGGTTTCAGTTTGCTTGCAAGGGCTGAAAAACCAGATTGCACTGATTTAACTACTGCATTGACTTTGTTTCGGAATGATTCGCTATTTTTGTATAAGTCAATAAAATATTTCGCAACCAGTGCGATACCGATTGCAATCAATCCCCACCCAGAAGTCATTACAGTTTTCGCTGCACCGAACGCAGAACCCAAACCGCTCACAATCGAGCGTGTCTGCGTCATGGTTGTGCCAATCGCAGTCATTGCAGGCCCTACAACTGGAGACATACCAACGAAGCCACGAATGACCTTAGCAACTGCATTGTCGCTTTCTGTGGCCCACTCAATGGTTTTGGATGTCCCAGACAACAAGCCTGTAAGCATCCCTTTATTAGATGCCATAACCTTATTTCGCAAGGCTTCCCATGAACCGCCAACTTGCTCAAGCTTAGAACCTACGTTATTTTGCATGTCCTCTGCTTGTCTAGCAAGCCAAGCAGCAGCATCACCTTGTGAACGAGACACCTCTTCAAGCGATCCTCTGGCAGCGTCCCATGATTTGGTGGCATCTTTGGTTTTATTTGAAATACTATCAAGCAATGGACTGATAGCTTGCATCCCTGATGTATCAAACAAGGTCTTCAATGTCGCAGCCTTCTCAGATTGAGACATATCTTTGATCTTATCGTTTACTTCAATCAAGATCTGCTTAAATGGTTTCATGTTCCCTGCAGCGTCCGTATAGCTAAGTCCAAGACTAGTCATCAACTTACTTGCTTTATCAGATGGCGCTGCCATCTTCAACATAGCGTGGTTCAAGTCTTGTGATGCTTGTGCTGCAGACATACCCGTGTTGGTGATCAGACCGATCGCAGTGGATGCATCTTTCATATCTACACCCATCAAACGAGAGGAACTTGCCACATTAGATAAGGCTTGCTCCATGCTCTCGACAGATGCATTAGATACGTTTGCTGTTTGAGTCAATACGGCTGCAGCCTGTTCTGCAGAGCCAATACTATCGCCCCAAACGTTCATTGCTTGTTGTACAACCCCAGCGGTTGTAACCAAATCAGCACCAGAGGCGGTTGCTGCTTGTGCGATTGCTGGGAAAATCTTCTTAATAGTTTCTAGGCTTGCACCGTTCTGGGCCATGACAATCATTGCATCTGCTGCATCTTGTGCAGATAGTGGCAAATCTTTACCCATTCTGTTGGCCACATCCGCTAGACCTTCAATGTCCTTAGATGTACCACCGGCTACGATAGCTGCCTTGTTGAGTGAGGCCTCGAAGTTCCCAAAGCCTTTTACTGCTTTTACCCCCATCGCAGTTGTTGCCGCTCCTGCAATTGTCATTCCCTTGCCGACTTCTTTAAGCGATCCAAATATGTTTGAACCAGCTTTTCCAGCCTTTTGCGTGAGAGTTTCGACTGCAGAGCCTGCTTTTTGCATAGTTGCAAAATATCCTGCATCAGTGGCTTTTAGCACGGCTTCTACTTTAAAGGACTTATCAGCCATCTATACCTCCTTCCTTTCGCCTCCTTTGAAGTCTTTTGGCAATCTCGATCAGTTCTTGATTGACTGCAGGGCCTTGCGATCTATTCAAGACTGTTCTGCGTCTTTCCTCTTCATTGTAGAAGTCTTCGAACTTCTCAAAGATATATCTTCCGTCTTTCTTACTTGCTTGCGCTTGTCGAATTTGAAAAGCGAGCAAATATACTCTCTTTTCTTCGTCTAACATCTGCATGTCTCTTGCACGTTGTCGGATATTAAATTCTTTCAGCGTCATGCGTTGGGCGGTCACATAGTCTGTGATGCCAAAGAAAGCAAAGATAGTTGCCATCAGATCTTCATAAGTCTGTTCAGAAGTGAGTTCGACCATGGATTTCTTTAGGCTTGTTCCACCGCTTCCACGATCGCCATCGTTGTCTTCTTGGTCAGTTTTGAGGTCTTGAAACATGTTAAAAAATCA